GTGTAGGCCGTCCAATCGCCTGACGTGTCAGGGTCGGCGTCAAACTTGTCGGAATAGTAGAGCCTGCGCTCGATAACCGCGCCCGCAGGCGTGCTGGTCGTGACCTCGCTCTCCGCGTAACCGTCACCGTCCGGTCGCGCCGTGTAGTAGATCTCACACGTCGTTGTTCCTGATGATCTCCGTGTTTCAGCCAGGGTAGAGTAGTTGCCGCCTCCACCACTAGTGGTGCCTCCAGATGCCAACTTTTTGAAGGTGACTGCACCATCTGCAATCTTATCTTCAGTCACCGCATCGTTAGCGATGTTTGCGGTATCTACGGCATCTACTGGAAGATCGTCGCTATCCCCAGTCTGTCGGGCAGTCCTGCCAATCAGCGAAGTCAGCTTGGCATCAAGGCGCTGAATCTCCTGACGGGTTACGTCAGGTCGCTGAGTGTTTCTTGGCATGATTACTTCGTGATAATACCTTGGCGACGGGCTACTCGTTCGAGAGGCGTGGCGCTAGGACCCCTCCAGAGACGAACACCTGTAAGGGCCAAAGCGACCTCAAGGGTCAAGCGGCCCACTTGGTAATACCAAGGTTCACCAGTGTTAGCCAAGATCGCTTGACGAAGCGCCTCAGCTTGCTCCATGGTAATCGCTTGGTTCACTTCTAGTTGATTGATGACATCAACTGCACTGGCAGCAACATCATTAGAGAGAAAACCACAGCCAGTAAAAAGAACAGCAACGCTCAGCATGAGGAACCAACGCATTACAGAAGATCCTTGCTGATGGCCAGCCTGTCGGCAACTTGCTTTTGGTAGACTGGGTCCGATTGGTATCGAGGGTCACCCATGGCTTGCATGAGTTCGTGATAAGATCCAAAGGTAGACTTACTGGTAGACGCGACGTTTCCTTGGATCAGAGAAGCCTCCTTGCCGTGGACTTGGTCATAGCGAGTCTTGATGAGTTGGGTAGCCATCTTTGCTGACTCTCCACCTTGAACCAGCATCTCGTTCAGCGTGTTGACCTCACCCTCACCAAGGTTGGTTCCCGCCCAGGCAGCCATCTTCTCAAACTTCTCTTGGCCCCCTACGATATCGTAGACCGCTTTAGACTCCCTGTCTTGAGCCGATTGCAGACCTGAGATGTAGAGGTCCACCATCTCACGGGTGATCCCCATCTTCTCCAACTTGTCGTAGCTCGCGTCACCAAGTTGACCCTTCTCTTCGTATTCCGTGGCGAACTCAGACAAAGCATCGGGTTGACCATCATCAGAGAGTTTGCTCTCCAGCTCCCCGTAAGCCTTGGCTAGATCCTCGGCAGACTGAAACTTCTCAGGGAGCCACTCTGGGCGCTCTGCTTGCGCCTCTGCTTGTTGTTCGGGAGCCTGCTCTTGGGCCTCCTGCTGTGCAACAGCATCCCTAAGTTCTGAATCTGGTGTTGGGGCTTGATTGCCTGCACCAATGTCTTCGATCTGAACGGAATGTTGTTCACCCACTATTCGCCTCCATCACTAATTTGCTTGCCCATTTGCCTGATGGCTTCTGGGGTAGCAGCTTGCGTCAAAGCAGCCTGCTGCTGCATTGCGTTCATCTGCTGGACTTCTTCTTCGGTTCGGATCAAGCCACTAGACTGGATCCCCACTGCCGTAGCTCTGCGGGTGAGGTAATCCCCAGTATTCAGATACTGCATGAGGGCTTGGGGACCAAGGACTTGACCAGCGCCTTGGACAAAGGTGTCCAGACGAATAAGATCATGCCCACGGCCCAGAGCCTCAAGACCAGTAACAATGGTGGGGGTAGCTACACCTTCGAGCTTTTGGATATCGCCACGACGCTCCATGTGGTGAAGCATCAGTTGAACGATAGGTAGTTGCTCTTCCTGAGCCAGCAAGCTGTAGGTGCCAGCCAGGACATCCTCCAGTTCTTGAGCCAAGAACCGGATCTCTTCTGCCGTCACGCGCTCGCCTGAACGCTGGACAGATTGGTTGAGCAGGAAGCTGAACCCAAGAGATCGGGTCAGTTGCTCAATGGCTTGGAAGGCCACCCCCATATCGGCACCCTTGTCAACACGAAGAGACGCGATGTCATCAGCCATTCCGCTGACAAACGCCCCGTTCTCTGCTCGATTCAGGTGGCTGATCTTAGTGGTGGCCGCAGGGTTCACAAGGAAGACTGTGCGAGCCGAGATTGCAGCAGCCTCGACTAGAGCCTTCCAGAGACCCTCTAGGCTTGCAAGATCCCCAAGCAGGCTGGCAACGTAGCCATAGCCGTAGCTCTGCCCGCTGATCGGCTCCATGCGGAGCGGGATCCAAGGGAGATGCTCGGGCTTGTAACTGCCTTCGGTTTCCGGGATGACTTCCCCGCCGACTTCTTGGAAGACTCGATACTTCTTGTCTTCGAGGACGATGGCGGTGTAGATCTCCACGAACTCCGCATTGGGATCAATGTTCGATGCAGATGCTAGGACATCTTCCGGCAGGGCACGGGGGCTGATCTCTTCACGGATGACCATGGCCAGCACGTTGCCCGAGGGATCCCGTTTGATAACGAAGTCCCGCAGGTGGAAGACCTTGGCCTGACCCTCACGAGGGATGTAAAGGATGGCGTTCCCCGCCACCAGCAGGTGCTTCTTGGCTTCGTGAAGGTAGGGACGCAGAGCCCGACGCTCCATCTCAGCGTCCAGTGCCTTCTCGATACCTGCAAGAGCAGCGTCTACTTCACTACGAGCCTGACCCTCACCCAACTGAGCCAAAGCATCGGGGCTCAAACGAAGCCGGATGAAGCTCTGGTTCGGTGGGAAGAGTGCCAGCAGCAGCTTTGACGCCAGACTGTTGACACCCCGAGCCCCCAATCCCTGATAAGGAGTAGGTAGAGTTTGGTTCGTATGTCCCTCTGGGGGAACCAGACTCGGCAGAGTTAACTTGGAGACATCCCGCGCTCGGCGCAGGAAAGGCTCGCGGTCGGCTGTGCAGTTGTGGTAGAAACCCGCAGCCGTCTGGCCATCAATCATCATTGCGGGACTCCTGCGGTAGTAGGACGAGGAGCCACCGGAATACGCAGGCGAGACAGAGTATCTCGACCCCCTTGGTCACGGCGAGCCCTTGCGGGACGCAGCGCCTTAGCGAGAGGCAGCGGGGCCTCTGGCGGTGCCGCTGGGCGGCTAGGCGGACGGGGGGTCGGAGGACTGCACATACTACCTCTTGCGTTGGTTGAGGGACTCCTGCCTTAGATATTGTAGGACCGAGCGTCGCCCAATCTCATACCAATACTTCTCTGGTGGAACCCCAGGCTGCGGAAGATATTCCGGCAGCTTGCTACTTAGGGCCTCAAGAAGCTCAGGAGGGATAAACGGAAAGTCGTCATCGTCATCCATATGTCCAGCGTTATCTCTAGCCATCTGATAAGTAATCCCTCAGTTCCTTCACGGTTCTGGTGAAAATATGGGGGTCTGGCTCCCCTTGGCGGTCACGATAAAACTGCCATGTATGAACATGCCGACAGTCTGATTCGACCAGTTCCAAGACTTCCAAGACGGACTCTAACATCTGCCGGTCCTTGGCCTTACGCCCTGGACGCTTTGGCTGCTTCTCTTCAGTCATCGCTCCGAACCCATCCATTCTCAATGTCACGAAGAATCTCAGAAACCCGAACTCTTAGGTCCCCACGGGTGCCGTTATTCCCAATGTCATAAGTCAGGTTATCCTTTAGATAAATCCGGCCCCGACTGTCTCCAGTAAAACAAGTGCCGTTGCGACGCAAGTTCAGCACATGGACTTGATCTCCAAAGTGTTCCTTAAGGACCATGGCCTCCTCTTGGAAACCGCTGTCGGGGATGATGAAGTTCTCAAACCCCTCATCTTTCATCTCTTGGATACGCTCTGCCAGCAGCTTCCCGAAGATGTCTTTTCCGAACAAGGGCTTACAAAGCGTTTCGGATACTGCGATATAGACATCGCGGGGAGCTAGACCTCTAAAGTAAGGACTTGGTTCGTCTTTGCATAAATCGAACGCCTCACACAGCGGCACGGTCCCAGACCCACTCAGCATTCGCATAATTGCGTGTGCCGACATCTTGACTGGCTCAGCAAAACGCATGATGCGGGCCTTATCCAGCATCGCCAACAACATGTTGGCCGTAGTATCCTTCCCAACTCGGGGAGGTCCATTCAGCAGAAATATCTTCACGCGGGGTTCCAAAGGTTGACGGTGTTGGTTTCTGCGTCCCAATCTGAAGAACGCAGGATCCTTGCCATACGGGCATTCAAGAGAGCTTCTGACTCGGGCAGATCAGCCTTTGCATAGGCAGAGACCACTGTTTCCCAACTTGGGCTCTCCTTTTCTAGTAGACGTGCTGCTCGAACCATGCCGATCCCAGGGACACCCTTGTAGTTATCCGTGTTATCTCCTGCAATCGCTTGGGTCAGGAAAAAGAAGTCAGCATCTTCTTCACTCACAGCAACAACACCCAACTCTTTCTTGTCGGGGTTCCAGTGGTTGCCAGGAACAGACTTTAGGTCTTTATCAATCGTCACGATGATCCCGTTAGGATCGCGTGTCCCCAAGATCCCCAAGACATCGTCTGCTTCTAGCCTGTCCCAACGCAGCGCACCCTGCTCAACACTCCAGTCTCGAAGAGCACGGAACAACAGCGGCTTTCGTCCCGTTCGGTTGGCCTTGTATTCAGGCAAAAGGTCATGCCTAAAAGTGGGTCCGTTGCAACTGACGCAGACTACTAGGTCTCTACGAGAGATGTTTAAGTCCGCCGCGATCTCCGCTAGGGCGCAGGTGTAGTGGCCCTTGGCCTCCTTGATGTCCGCAGCGATAGACCAAAGGTCTTCACCCCAATCGCAGATGGTCTCTGCATTGATAGCAGCCCTGTAGATGACGATGTCACCATCAATATAAGCCTTAACCATGGTAGTCCCCGTGCTTCAATGCTTTGACCTGAGCTACGACACAATCCCTATACGGTCCTGGCTCCATACGCCGAGCCTGTAGGACTAGTTGGCCTTGAGCCTTCTTGACATACAAGTCAGGCAGCAGATCAAGCAGACACCTCTCTGCCCGGTCCCCACAGATCGTCCACCTCCAAGTGGGCCTAGTGTGGTTGGTTTTCATTGGTCGAACGCTGCCTCCCCAGCGGGAGACATACTCTTCCAGAATCCAAGGGAACACCCCAGCAATCTCAACACGCGGGGTGCCGCCAGCAAATCGAATGCAGCCATCAGCATCCAAGTATCCAGCCAAGTAGGCATTAGTGGGTTTCCGCCCAGTTAGATCCGACACGGGCTTCTCCGGTAATGGGGCAGCGGAGGTTAAGGATGTCTCCAGCTTCTTCAATCGACTGGACTGCAAGTCTTGCGGTTTCATCTGCGATGCTCTCCTTGACTTCGGTTTGCCACTCATCATGGACATGGGCCACCAAACACCAGTCATCTGGCATACGGTGCCCAGCACCTTCCATAAGATGCCGAAAACGAACAGTGGCAGTCTTAGTAGCAATAGAGCCCGCACTCTGAATCAGAGCGTTGAGGGCACTATGGGCAGAGCGAATGATGATCTTCCGACCATCTAGACCCTCTAGTTTCTTGTGCTTTGCGGCCTTGACTCTGACGGCTTGAGCCAGACGGTCTAGTGCTGGGGTCTTAGACATAAAGCGACGCCTCAGTTCTTTGCCCAACTTCCGCAACTTGGTGTCGCTCTTCTCGTCAGGCTTAGCAATTGAGCCCAGCTTTCCGTCGCCCGCACCATACAGGAACGCATAGATAAATGTCTTGGCCTGATCTCTAGTTGTCAGACCAGCAGTCTCTTGGTTCCTTGTATGGATGTCTCCCTCCAAGATGATCTTGGCGTATTCCCCGTTATCCCACCGGCTCATGTAGTGGGCCAGCAAACGTAGCTCAAGACCACTGACATCGCAGCCAACTAGACGATAGCCATCGGGGACACGGAAGAAACTGCGGCATTCCTTTCCGTATGCAGCACGCACACCAGGAACCTGCCCCATGTTTGGGCTGCTGTGGGTAAACCGATAGGTGATAGTGCCCATCGTGTTACACCTCCCATGCATACGCCCATCATCCTTGACCATCTTAAGCCAAGCTGCGCGGCCTTCAGCAATCTGACCAAGTCTCTTACTGATTAGAGAATACTCAACAAGAGGCTGAGCCTTGGGGAACTGCTGGCCGACTTCCTCCAAGATCGGCTCATCCATCTTAGGCTGGCCCTTGTTGGTGTATTCCTTGGCCTCCCACCCCATTTCTTGCAGTCGCTCAACGATTTGCTTTTCGCTGTTAGGGTTGAACGCCTGTTCTTTCTCCCACTTGAACTTGATCCCCGACCATTCTAGTTGCTTACGAACGTCAGGCTCCTGCCATGAATCCAAGGCGTAGCCGTCATGTTCTAACAGACGAAGCATTCGAGCCTTTTGGTTTTCGTAGGGACCGATCAGCTTCTCTGGCTTAGGGGGAAACGATGCTTGCAGTTGCTCCAACAGTGCATCTCGTCGGGCACCTAACACAGCGGCCAGCTTTTGAGCCTTCTCTACGTCAAACAAGAACCCGTGTCGCTCTTGCTGGCAGATGATCGTCTGAAGGTGGTGCTCCATCTCAGCAGCCTTATCGCTTATGTCGCAAAGAACCAGATGTCGGGTCAGCGTCTTAGTGACCTCCACATCCTGGCGGCAATAAGCATCCATCTCTTCGCTCCAAGCATCCCAAGCACCCTGCTTGTCACCATAGTCTCCCTTCAACTTTCCCAAGCGGTAGCCCCACGCCTTCAGACTACTGCTGCCATACAAGTTGCGTGGTAGATTGTGTGAAGCCCGCGTGAAGTCCAATTGTTGGAGATTAGGGTATGCCAAGCGTGACAGCACCAGCGTGTCAATAACAATGCCGCTGGGCTTCCAGTTCGGATACAGCTTTTGGATCGCTGGAATATCATAGCCAATGATGTTCTGGCCAATGATCACGTCAGCACTCTCTAGGATGCCTAACGCATGGTCTATTGCTGCCTTCTCCGGTCCCGTCGTGGTAGCCGCAGCATCAGGAGTAGACATACCAATCGTATGAATCTTCGTAAGCTCATCAAGCAGTCCATCCGTCTCTAGGTCAAAGTAAATAGCACTAG